TCATAGGTTTCAAATTTTTGAGGAGGATGTTTAAGAACAAGACACTGAATGTTTAACTGTGAAATGTGTCCCTGTTGCATCAGTTCATAAGTTCTTGTAACTTTGTATGATGGACCAAACAATCCTTCTAAAACCCATTTATGAGTTTGAGTTCCGTCTAAAGTTCCAGTAAATCCAAAACGATACTTTGCATGATGAAGTTTCGTCATAATTTCAATTAAGGATTTACTCTTAAATAAGTGCGCTTCATCTCCTATAACTACTCCATAATCCTCAAAAAATGAACGTTCTAATTTATAAATAGATTGCCATGTTGTAATAGTGACAAAGTGTTTATTTGTTTTTTCCCTACCAGAATAGATACGGTGACAATATGACTCAGCATCCCAACCATAGTCTTGGAAATCCTTGTACATCTGCTCTACAAGAGATGTCGTTGGAACAACTAAAAGAATTTTTTGTCCTTTATCTACATAATATCTTACAAGAGAATAAATCATTAGTGATTTGCCAGATGCAGTGGGACTTATCAATAGTTTTCTATTGTGCCTTAAAGCATCATATACACCCTCTACTTGATACTCTCGTGGAGAATGAGAACAAATAGATGTCATATAGTCTTTTACTCCCTCATACGAAATACCTTCGTTAACTTCAAAAGGTAATCCGTAAAATTTATTTTCTTTAAACTCATATGAATAATTATGTAGGGTTAACTTATCAATTACTTTATCAAGTAATCCCGCATAAATTTCTCCAGTATGAGTGCTTAATAGTCGAATCTTTCCGTCCCAGTGTCTACTTCTATACTGAGACATAAATTTTGCAGATTCAACTTCAAATGTAAAATATGGTTGAAGTTCGTATAAGATATGAGATTCACAGTGTAGTTTAATGTAAACCTCATTCTTCTTTTCAATAATTACATCACTCATAGCATCATAATTGCTATGAGTATTTATTTACCCTAGCCCAGCGTTAAATCTCATAAATTCAATTGCATTCTTAACTTGATATGTTCTGTTTTGAATCATTTTAAGAATACTTTCAATATAAGTCAGCATTGTATCATAATAATCAATTTTTAAGCATACAGTAGAAAGTTTTTCATCGGCATCAAGATATTTCTGCATAGTATCTTTATCACGAATCTTTTTGGGAAAAGGATTATCGACATAAACATCAGGATCTGCCTTTCCTGAATAATATTCATATCTTTCGTGGCGGATATTTCTTTTCTGTTGCTCTGCCTTTTTTCTCAAAAGAAATATCGTATTATATAATTCAAAATATTTTGCATGAAGAATGGGAATATTTGTAGATTCTATATGAAGATTGTCAATATCTATTTTAGAGTCTTTCTCCCACATTTTTTGGATAGTATCCAAATCAATATTCATAAAGGATTTCCTTTTATATCAGTTATATTGTAAATAGTATACTTGAAACTTACATCGGCTGTAAAGTACTGTATATCGGTATCTGTTGCGTCAAATTGTAAAGATGTTAAACTATAAGGCCAAAGATCGCTAAATTTAACTTTAAAGTTAGGTCTCATGGAACTTCCAAGAACAGTCAAAGTTCCATCCGAGTATATATTCATCATTTTAGAATCTGTTCTATTCGAATATTCATTTTCATTTTGTAGATCAAAAATTTCTTTTAAACTTTCTGGATATCCTAAACCTCTAATCCATTTTTGCAACTCCATATAATTTTGAAGATCTTCATCTACAATAAATCTTAAAACAAAATCATCAAATTGAATTTTATCTCCAGGAACGTCTATATCTTTTAAATAAGTTGGTTGATTCGCCACACCTAATGTTATTCCTGGAATATTTGCAGAATTACTAAAAAAAGATACCTTAGGAGCTCTATTAAGAGTAAATTGAAATCCTGTGGGAGATAAAAAATTTCTGTTTTCTATCTGTCTATTTGAAATGTTTGATACCATTTTTATTGCCAATAATTTATTTTTAGAATTTTATATCTAAAAAAATATTTATAAAAAAAGAGGTCCTTTTTAGGACCTCTTGAAAGTTTATGTGAAATAGATCACATGAGGTTTTTAACAGCAACTCTTCTGTAATAGCGGTTGCTATCAACTTGAAGTCTGCCAAGACCTTGAGCAGTACCTTCCGCAAATGGATTAGCAACAAGACCATAACGGGTCTTAAAGCCAATCTTGGGTTGGAAGCTGTTCTCACCAACGGCACGTACCATTTGGAGAGGAACATAAGGACAATAGAAAAGTCCAGCGTCATAAGGTGAAGAACCCTTATAACCAACAACGTAGTATTGGTTACCTGGGGAAGCATTACCTGAAGTTAGGTTAGCTGAATATGGGTCAATGTAGACGCGGAATTTACCCATTAGAGTACCAGCAAAAGTGTTGCCAGTATCGTCTACGGTCAGGTTAGCGTTGAGTGCAGGGGTGTAATCAAGAACACCAGCCATGGTCAGTGCTGAAGCAACATCAGCAGAGCACATGATGATGTTGCCCTTTCCTCTTCTTGTTCTTTGAGCAATAGCGTTAGCATCTCTCTCAATTTGGAACAGAAGACCCTTGAACTTCTCAACCGACCAACGACCGTTGGAATCAACGTCAAGGTCGAAAATACCTGGGGTTGCAACGTTCTGTACAGCACCCTGTTCAGCAACCTTGTAAATGGTTCTGATAACTTCGCGGTTGATTTCAGCAAGAATCTCAGTTGAGAGAATGTTTGCTAATTCCGCTTCAGCATTGAGACCATGGATTGCCTTGAGGTCTTGAGCGAGTTCTAATGAGTACTCGGCTTTCAGAGCACGTGACTTTGCAGTAACGGTGACCTTCTCGATTGAGAAAGCTATTTCGTTAAATGCTGTGGTCGACGTTCCATCAAGGTTTTCTGCATCACCGGTTGGCATACCTTGACCAACACTGTATGCAGATTGATCCCCACCTGCGCCTACAGGGTTAAGAACTGATGGGTTAGATCCCCTTGCACCTGTGGTACCAAGACCAGCATTAGTGCTACCAAATCCAACAACAGCAAGTCCTTTATTTTGACCAGAGAATGCTGAATCTACTTCATTGTAGAAAGCTTCGGTGCCACTTTGGTTTGCATAGCGCGAACGCATTGCAAAAATAAGTCCAGTAGGACCACTCATTGGTTGAACGCCTGCCAAGTCATAAGCGACCAGGTTAGGCATTGAACGGCGGATCAGCGAGATCAATACTGGGTCGAAACCTGCAGTAGGACCACCAGCAGCAGATCCGCCACCAAATGCGCCACCAGCGCCAGCAGCATTACCACTGTTGGTTGGTGATTCCATGAGCATATTCATGGAACCGTTATCGAAAGCAGATTGCTCTCTTAAAAATCTTTCTTGGTTTTCGAGCAGGACAGCAGTTACAGCTCTACGATGAGAATCTTTGATTCCACCCTCATAATCGAGGAGAGGTGCCCACTTTTCCTGCAGATGTTCTGAATGAAACATTTGCGTTTTACCTTTTTACTAAAGTGCGTTTTTGTGTTTGAATTATATTAAATTCAATTATTTACTAAATGCTGAAAAAGTTTTCAGATAAGCAGCCATTGAACCTGTATAAGATTCAGGAGAAATACTTACTCCTTCTGAAAGAGTATCAGATTTAGCAGATGGAGAAACAACTCTTGAAGGGAAATATGATTCCTTCAAAGTCTCCAATTTTTCACGATATTCTTCTTCACTTTCAAACTCAACACTTTCGGCAAGTGAAGCAAGCTTGTCTTTCTGAGTGTCTGCAAGACCATCAGCGACTTGTTCAAAGATTCCATCAGCAACCGACTCTGCGAGACGCTTGTTAAGGGAAACGTTTCTCTCAATTTGCTCGTTGAGTTTTGTCTCCATTTCATCAAGTTTTTCTACCATACTCTCAAGTACATCATATTTTTCTTCAGGGATTGATACATAATGTTCTTCAAAAAGACCTTTCATTCCTTGTAGGAATGATTCGGTCATTTCGGTCTTAAGACCTTGTTCAATGGTAAGTGAGTTTTCTTCAAACCACTCACCAGACACATACTCAAGATATGCATCTACACGCTCTGCAAGTTCTGTCTTAATTTCTTCCACTTCTTCTGCAAGAGCAATAGCATACTGCTCTTCAAGAGATTCTTTAATATCACCAACTTTGGAACGAATAGCGGCTTCGAATATAGTGCGTGCTTTCTCTTGAAATTCTTCGGAAAGATTTTCGCCCGCAAGAAGAGCATTTACATCTTCATCGATATTAAACTCTTCTTTCTTTACTTCGTCTCCATCCTCCTCGTCTTCATCCTCTTCTTCATCCTCCTCGTCCTCATCCTCTTCTTCTTTTTCTTTTGCCTCTACAATCTCTTCTTCATCAATTTCTTCTTCAATCATATCTTCATCTTCGAGTTCTTCCTCTTCTTTGTGAAGACCTTTCATTGAATCAGCTGCAGAAGCGCCCTTATTTACAACATCCTTAACTTGCTTAAGAGTTGTTCCAGGTGTCTTAAGTTTTGCTGAATCATCAGTTGAACGATAATTAGATGGATCTGGACCACCTAAATCTTCCCAACTACCAGTTTGTCCTGGCGTTGAGCCAGATAAATGTGGCATTGCATCCGCTGCCTTAGCACTTGCATTAACAGCGGTTTTGGATTGCTTAGTGCCTACTTCCATTTCTTGTAAATCTCCACGAGACATTTGAACTCTCCGTTTACCTTTAGTTATAAACTATATTTATTTATAATTTAATAAATTACAATGAGTTTAAGAACTCATTAAAAAGCGATAATTTGTACTCTTCAAGTAATTTTTCATCCACAAGAGTATTAATTCTCCGTTGAGTTTGTTCCGCCATTTTTTCACGAAGCATTCCACCATCCCAAACCCACTCTTTTCCTTCCATAATTCCCTGAACAAAAGCATCAGGTGCTGAAGGATCTGCAACGATATCAGCAGCCGTGGCAAGCATAAAATCTTCACCAACTTCCATATAACCCGCTGGATTTTGTCTAACAGAACCAATACCTCTTGACGAAACTCCAAGGGTTACACCCTCTTTGAGAAGTGACTCTGCAATTTTCCCCATAGGAGTAGAAAGAATTTGTGCCTTGCCTATAAAATCATTTCCTTTTTGCTCAAGGGAAACAATTTTATGACAAACTCGATCTAAATTTACAGTTGGACCATCTGGATGACCAAGTTCACCTAAAGCACGACCTTTGCTAATATATTGTTCAGTATATCTTTTTACCTCACGTTCCATTATATCTTTGCGATATACTCTACCATTACGATTTTTTTGTTCAGTTTGAAGGAATGGTCCTTGAATATAAAGAGTCTTCTTACCGTTTACCGTTTCGGTAAGAACTTCTACTGATTCGATTTCTTCGGTAATAAGTTTCATTATGCTTGTCCTGAAATTTGTACTTGTTGGAAATAAAGAGTTCCTGATCCAACTCCACGAGCAGAAACTTTATTTGAAATGGATACTGAAGCATCTTGTGGAGAAAATGCAGTAACGATTCCACTTGAGTTATAATTAACGGTCATTCGAGTTTGATAATACCCATTGACCCCAGAAGTCGTATCAACGGAAAGAACTTCTTGGTGAGTGAAAGTATAATAACTTTGCCCATTTGCAGTTAAAGTTACATAGTCGCCTGTTCCAAAAGGAACTTGAGTACCTTCTGGAACTGTGATAATAGTTGTAGTTCCCGTAGTTACACCAACAACGCGATTCGATGCTTTTGTGAGAGCTAAGGTTACTGTATTGCCTGTGGGAACGTAATAATCATTTGTAGTAGCAGAAGGATTTCCCGCCACAGAAATAAATGCATCACCTCCAACAGCAACCACTCTCAAAACGTTTGATTGCACAGTAAAGGCAGATGAAGTTGTTGCAGCACCTGCAGTAAATGTAAATGAGGAACCCGCCCCAACTGGTCTATGAGCCATTATTTTTATAGTACACTTTTAGTTATTTATTATTTAATCAAGTTAGATCGTAAAAACTTAAAGATCCAACTGCATTACCACTTCCAGATATTGCTCTTACCGCCAAAGTATATGTATCACTTACTTTTGCCTGTGTTCTTCCAAGTTGCAAATCCCAATTATATTCTTGATCTGCACTCAAAACATTTGATGCTTTATTTGCAGAAGACATATATTCAGTTCTTACCACGGTCCCTCCGGTCATAGAAGTTGCGGTGGTGTTTTGTTCTACGTTTTGTGATGAAGAATTTACCCAACTTCCACCATTAATAGTTGCATTTTTAATCAAAGCAATTTCATAAAAAACTGATGTGGCACTATCTGGAATTGCATTAATTTGATTTGGAATTACAACAGCATCTTCTCTGCTTGCTTTTAATCTAATACTTACTAATGGAATAAAAATTGTAGACCCAACAGATACAAAAGAATCTTTAGATGTCACATCTGAAGCAACTTTTTTCTCATAACCACCATTAGACTGAATAGATACACAAATCTGTTTCATCGTTGATGCAGATGTTGTGATCCCTGTGTTAAAAATTTCATAACGAACCGGAAGTGTTGCGGTAGTCATATATGTGCTATCAATCGTGTTTGCGTGATTAAAAATATGAGTAATATGAAAATTACCATCCTTATTTACAAATCCACAACGAACAGCACCAACACCTAACCATTCATATTCAGTGAACATGATTTGTGCTTTTGTTAAATCTAATAAATGTCCACTTGGATTGCTGGATGTTGTTCCAACTCCAACACCGTCATATCTATCAATACTCCATTGAGATTGTGGAACTCTGATTTCTGTGCTAATTCCAGATCTTTCGGTTCTCATTACCCAATAGACTGTAGTGATTCCAGTAGAATCAGTTACTTGCTCTAAAACTACCCCATTAGTTGAGGAAGCATATCCAACTCTTTGAGTAAGATTTGGTTTTGTTGGTGCCATTACAAAGGTCTGGAGAACTTGTAATGCTTTTCCTGGTTGATATGAAAAAACTCTTTTACTTTCTCTTACAATAGAACAACCTGATGTTGTACCAATACCCAATGTCGCAGTACTTTGATGAGTTATAATTCCTACAGTAGAACCTGCACCAACAACCACGTCATCAAAGTCTCCATCTTGAGAGTATCTGTGAGTTGAATCAAAAAGAGTATATGGCAGAGAAACCTTTAACCGACCAAAAAGATCCCCAGAAAATCCTTGACCCAAAGGGTCAAAAATATTTCCAAATTTGTCTGCTTGTAAAAAAACCTCAAAAAGACTTCTTTCTTGATTTAAATAATCTTGATTGTTCTTATTCCAAATTGCCATAAATTAAATCCATTCTAATTTTGATGGATGATATCTCTTCGTGTCTTTTATGTTAATATTTTTTTCCGTTACTGGATAAATTTGATGAACAATTGCACCTGGATATTCTGCTTGCAATTCTTCACCTAAAGATTGTTTGGATGGAATTCCAGTTTTACTGGTTAGTTCCATTCTGTAAAGACTTCCATTCCACAGTACATCTGCAACATATTCTTCTCCAACAGATTGTGGTTCTGGTTGGTTGGAATTGATATAAAGATTTCCGTTAAAATCTCCAGAAATATTTACTGATTCTGAGATGAATTGTTTGAAAGATTTCATTCTTCTTCTACAGTTTCGTTTCCAAACATTGAGGTTGCTACAACTGGACGAAACTCATCAATTTTTTCAGCCGCTTTAGCAAATAAAAGATCTTTAATTTTATCACTAATTTGAGAAGGAGACTCATCAGTAGCAATCATATCTAGTAATTCGTCCATTTTTATAAATCCAATCAATAATCGTTTCTATTTATATTTCACCACCCTTGGGCATTTCGACTTGTTTTCCAGAAGCTACAACATCTTTGGATTGTGCTTGAAGATCTGGTTCCATTACTGGTTGTCCAAGATTCATTTGTGAAACCTGATCTAATGGTAGTCCAGTTTCTGGATCTATTGGTTGACTTGGATCTGGAATTACTCCATCTTTTATTTCTTTTTTAATTTGAACATCTTGTTCCAAAATTTCTATATCAGTTTGTCTAAGAATTTTTCTTCTTACATAATCTTGTGAGAAGTATTTTCCAACATATGGTTCTGCAATTTGTACCATATTCAATCTTTCATTTAGTAATTCTGCATCCTTTAATTCTGCAAAATGATTATCATATAGGAAATCATATTGAATATGCTCATCCATTTCTCTCCAGTCTTCTGGAGTGATAATGTTCTTCAAAATCAATTGAGTTTTAAGCATATCACTAAACATATAAGAAAATCTTTTCCTAAGCCTAGATACAAATTTGCTAAATTTAACTTCATCACGTAAAATCTCTGAAGATCTTCCTAGATTAAACCCACCTTCACCATCCATTCTAGATGGAGGAACATTCAGTGATCTATATAATTTCTTTTTAAAGTATTCTATATCTGTGATTTCTCCAAGATTTTGTCCTCCAGGGAGAGTAGAAATTTCAGTTCCTCTTCCACCTTCTCTCCTTGGGAGCCAAAAATCTTCAAGCATTGCCATGAATTTGCGATCGTCACGAATTTCTCCAGTATTAGCATCATAAACTAATTTATTACGATAACGCATCATAACATCACGAAGATATTGTTCTGCTTTAACTTTTGGAAGATTACCTACATCAATGTAGAAAATCCTACGCTCTGGAGCACGAGACAATCTATAGATAACCAGTGAATCTTCGATCATTCTTAACTGGTTAAGAGACTTTATCGCCTTGTGCAAATAAGAAAGTGTTGATCCTTTATTTCTATCTACTAATCCAGAGGTGCAATACGTAATAGAATCTTTTGTCATTTTGATTCCACTGTTTGAACCACCAAGACCTCCTGGAACTGGACTTCCTGTAGGATATGTCATTTTTGGTTCATAAATGAAATACTCTTCAATCTCTGGAAAATCATAATCCATTGGATTGTCAATATTTCTGCTGGATACATTGTATTTTTCGCCTGGTTTTTTCTTAGCCTGGCGAACATAACGCATTTTCATTGCATCAATGTATCTCAGTTCTTGTATTCCTGCCTCGGGATTTTTAAGATCTATAACTTTGTGATAATAAAGTCTTCCGTCAACATACCAATTTCTATAAATTTCGTGTGATTTTTTATCAAAATCTAAAAGTTCTAGAATATACTTAAATTCTTGTCTGATTTTCTTTTTAATGCCATCACTGGCATTTAAATTGTCTAAATCAATCTGAATAGGGCTATCGTTAGTATCACTAACGATAGCTTCGTTTACAATATCTTCAATGGCACTATCACACTCTGGGTGCAGTGCCATTTCACGATATCTTTTAATAAGATCAAATTCAGTTCTATAAACACCTTC